CCCTTCGCCTCCTGCAGCAGTGCCAGCTGGCCCTGCGCCAAGTCGTTAGTACTGGCGATTTCGAATTTCAGGCCGGGCGTCACCTCGACGTGCCCGTCCGGCTTGGCCAGCTCGCGCTTGGCCTGCGCAATATCGGTCACGGCGCCCTGCTCGCCTATGGTCTGGCGCATGGTGAGCAGGTGCAGCGCCTTCGATCGGCGCTTGTTTATCTCGTCTTGTATGTCGATTAAGCCGCGGACAACCCCGTACCTGTTGCCTTCCCGGTCCACGAACGCCGACTGTATCTCCAGGCCGCATTCCGGCTCGCCGTCTTCGTCCATGAACGGGGACACCACGGGCGGCTTCAGGAACCCGGCACTGGTCAGCATCGCCCAGTGCCACTTCCGCTTGTGGACGTACCAGATCGAGACGACCTTGATGCGCTTGCGCTGCTTGTCGATCCAGTGGACCCGCGGCGCGTCGTCATAGGTGTCCGAGTCGGTCGCCTGAGTCAGCGCCGCCTCCACCACGTCCTCGCTGCCCAGCTCCCTGGCGTCTTCGAGGTCCATCCAGACCACGGCGCCCTTGTACTTCGCGTCGGAAAAGTCCCGGCGGCGGCTGTGGACGTCCCAGAACAGCCGGTCCCATGGGTACTGCCGGAGCACGATCTCGGCTCCGCCCTTCTTCGGCTCGACCATGATCTCGACGCCGCCGGTCCCCTCGACCAGCATGGACTCGAAGACCTCGGAGCGCAGGTAGTCGAACTCGTTGTTGTCCAGCACGTACCTGATACTGTCGGTCGCGGCCTCGGCAGACTGCTCGTGCTTGGGCGTGCGTGGAAATGCTTTCGGGTCGGTCCGCGTCTGGCGCTCCATGCCCAGGAGGAAATCGACCTTCGGCTTGATACGGTTGACGACGATCGGCGGCTGCTTGCGGGCCTTAAGCGTGGCAATCTCGGTCGCCGTCAGCTGCTTGTGATCGACGTAGTCCCGGTCCCTCTCGCACAGCAGCCTGGACTCCTGGGTGGTCTGTTCGGACGCTTCATAGTAGCCGACCAGCTTGGTCAGCATCTCGTCGTCGTTGCTGGTCACACTGTCTTCCAAGATTCTCCGCCCCTACGTGGTCGGCCCCAGGCGTCGGTACGCTCCGGGACGGTATGCTTGCCTTCTGATGCCGGGATCACCTGATCGAGCATGCGGCCGAACAGGCCGCACACGTCCACGGCGTCGTCGTGTGAGCCGGCCGGGAACCGCAGCAGCTGGTCCAGCAGCCGGTGGCCCAGCTCGTTATTGGGCAGGTGCACCTTGCCCATGGCGGCGCGGGCCTGGAACGATCGCGCCCTGGCCGGCTTGTCGTGCACGCTGGCCAGCCACTCGACCCGGCAGTAGGCCCGGCGCTCCCGCATGCGCTTGACCATGAACGGCTCGACTGATTTGCGTATCACGCCGGCCTCGCCGCCCCACAACAGCGGCTGGTGCTTGAGGATCAGGTCGCACTTGGCGTCGATCCACTCATCCGCGGCGGCCTGGCCGTTCCACCAGTCGAGCACGTAGATGTCCTCGGCCGGATCTACGCCGAATATGCCGTGCTCGGTGTAGTCCCCGCCCCCATCGGTCACCGCATAGTCCGAGGCCCCGTACTGCCTGAGCTGCTCGGGCGGCGTGTCGTACCACTTGAACCAGTTCCGCTGAAAGTAGGTGCCCTCGTCGGGCTGCGGACGCTGCTGGTAGAGCGCCGACCAGTCCCGCTCGCCGATCGCGGCCCGGATGCGCTCCAGGGCCTCCAGCGGATACCACTCAGGCCACAGGGCCTGGCCATCGTCCAGGGCCGGCAGCTCCAGCACCTCCCACCGATCGCCCCGCTCGGCGTTCAGGAGCCGCCCTGCGAGGTCATCGTCGTGCCAGCGGGTCTGGATCAGGACGATCGCCCCTCGAGGCATCAGGCGCGTGTAGAGCGTGCTGGTGTACCACTTCCAGACGGTGTTGCGCACCAGCTCGCTGTCGGCCTCCTGCCGGTCCTTGATCGGGTCGTCGAGCAGGGCTACATGCGCGCCACGGCCTGTGATAGCCGTACCGACACCGGCAGACACGTAACTGCCGCCGGCACCTGTGTGCCAGCGGTTAGCCGCCTTGCTGTCCGCCGCGAGCGTGGTGTCGAAAACATTGGCGTATAGCGGGTCGGCAACGATGTTGCGGACCTCGCGCCCGAAGTCGCTGGACAGGTCGCTGTTGTAGCTGGCGGCGATGATCTGCTTGCCCGGGTTCCGACCCAGAAACCAGGCCGGGAACCGCCGGCTGGCCAGCTCGGATTTGCCATGCCGAGGCGGCATGAAGATCATCAGCCGGTCCAGCTCGCCCCGCTCGACGGCCTCCAGGGCCTCGCAGATCTTCCGGTGGTGCCCGACGACCTGATAGTCCGGGTTGGTGTACTCAGTGAACCGGATCAGGCTGTTTCTGCTTTCCCGTCGCGCCAGCAGCTCCTGATAGAGCTGCAATTCGCTGATTGAGTTCGTCTGTGCTGAGTTCGCGGACATCGGTACTGGTCACCTCGACCTTGCTCTCGATAGTGGCGCGGTCCTTGTACTTTTCAGGCCTGGCGCCCTTGAGCAAGAAAATCAGGAGCACATCGGAGCCGGCAATTGCCCGGCGCCGGGCCTCGTCTTCCAGGGCATCCGCGCCCAGGTCCAGGGCCGCGTCCCACGCGGCCGCGAAGTCCGGGTCGCCGGCGCGCCAGTCGTAGAGCGTGCGCCGAGGGATTCCGGCGGCTTCGGCCGATTGGGTGACATTCCCGCACTCGATCAACGTGTTAAGGAACGTCTCCCGCTTTTTAGGGGTGCGATTTGCGCGTGCGGAGGCCATCACATAGTCCTCGTAACTACCTATAAAACCACGATTGTTGCACGTTGCGCGGGTCAATCCCGCGGCGCTGCATCAGATACATGGCGAGACCCCTGGATAGCATGTTGTTGCCAGCCAAGGCGCTGCCGCCGCTCGATCCTTGATTCCTGAACGCGCCCCAGCTGGTGGTTCCGCGTGCCCGGCTCTCGTGGGGTTGCTGCTGCGGACGGTAGGCCATGAATGCCCTGCCGAGGACGCCCGACTGGGGCATACCTTGACCCGCGCCGCCCCCTCTCGCGTTACGGCCGGCCAGTGTCTGGAACCCACGTGTAAATATCATTTGGTCATCTCATCGATTCGCTTGCGTTGAAACCCAGCAGACTCCTCGCGGAACCGCTCCAGCCAGGTCTTCCTCTTTTTCTTCGGCTTGGGCGGCTCGGAATACGGCGACGTACGCTTGCCGCCGCCCGTCTGCTTCATCCAGTCGTCAGAGAGGGCCATCAGAGCGCCTGAGAGAACCCGTAGTCGCGAGCATACCCGCTGGTATTGTCGAGGATCGTAATGTCCACATAACGCTCGTACGTGTCTCCTGCGGCCGTCACGATCTTGTTTACGGCCCGGTATCTCCCAGGATCTCCAGACAGCCGGCAAGAGGTCGTGGTTGTGCTGCTCGCCGCGTTGGCGATCGTCAGCCCGCTGTCCTCGGTGGTCCACGTAGAGCTGGAGATGGTGTCGGTGTCCAGCACCGAGGCCCAGTTGACCGTATAGGTCAGGGCCGCGTTCTCCTGCTGCAGTGCCTGCAGGGTGTTCGCCTGAATCGCGTTCAGTGTTCGGGAGTGCATGCGATCTCCAGTAATAAGCCCGCCCCGGCACCGCGTCTGTCCCGTGCGGTATCGTGTGTGAGTCTCGCGGCGCGCCGGCGCCGTGGCGGGTGTTCAGTGTGAGGCCAGATCCTCGACGTAGGCCAGGCCGTCGCCCTCGCGCACGTAATAGCCGTGGATGATCTCCCACGGCTCGAAGCTGTCACTCAGCTCCTGGAGCACCACGTACTGCTCGCCCATCGTCAGGTGCTCCCACCGGAGCGGAATGACGCACTCCATGGCCGCCTCCCGGGCAATAAAAAACCGCGGCCCTTGCGGAGCGCGGTTCTTTCAGTGGCAACAACCACCAGATACGCCGATCGTACCATAATTTGCATGCAAATAAAACCAGGGTCGGCCTATCACGCGCCAGCCCGGATGTCTTGGCAGCTTGAGGGCAAAACCCGCTACCGCTGCATCAGGCACCCGGCCACGAACTGCAACACTTCGTTCTGCTTCGCCCTGGACACCACCAGGCGGCGCTTCACGTAGACGTCGATGACCACCCGCCGCAGCTCGGCCGGGAACTCCGGCGCCCGGAGCACCCGGTCCACCCGGGCCACGGGGGGCCGCATGAACACGTTCGGCACCCGAGGCCCGGGCGGGGGCCTGGACTCGGCCCCGCCCTCCATCAGCCGGGCCTCGACCGTCATCGACGGGTATCCGGCATCCTCGACATGCTGGGCCGTCCACTCAGCCCAGTCCCACAGCAGCTCGTGAATGGGCTGCAGGTAGTCCCGCTTCGGTCTCCCCATATCCTCGCCCCCTGTAAGGTTATTTGAGCAGTTCACGCAGCGACAGATACTTGTCCTTGTAGGCTTGCAGCTCCCGGATCTGGTCGCTGTCCCCCTCCCTGAGCCGCCTGATCTCCCTGGAGGCCGCCTGGAGGGCAGCGGACACGTCCTCCGCATAGTTCAGGATGTCGGCCTCCACGGCCTTCAGGCGGTCCAGGACGTCGTCCTGCTTGATGGGCACC